AACTTAGGAGTAACAGATCCGTCGTAGAAATCAATATTAACTTGTTCAATTGGAACCTGATCATTTTCTTTGATTGGAGAATAAATATATCCTTTCATAGTAAAATTCATAACACTTATGAGACTTCTTCTATTGTCAAACTCTCCTTCATATTCTTCGTTTATTGTTGTATTTGATAACACAATAGGAACATCGACTTTAGTAAATAATTCATTCATATTCATAGTTACAGTGAAGTCTGGTGTAAAGAATGGAACAATTTGTTCAACAATTTGAAAATTATGATCTGAACTTCTGGTAAAAATATACAAATTAAACGAATAAATGTAGGGAGATTCGGAATAACTGGACAGATTTTTTCCGTTTGTGTTTTTTTCTATTTTCTTTAATTTATTTATTCTTCTTGATGGATCATACTGAAGTCCACCCATTTCGAAACCCATTCTCGGTAAAGACATCTGGAGATGTGTCTGATCAGTAATACCACTTTCGGATATTATTCTTTGAATGAATTTTTCTTTTGGGCCATAACTTAACGGAACTCTAGTTTTTTCTACACCACTACTGCGCACAGTTTGAACATAAATGGAATTAAATAAAGATCCAAATGCAATAACGTGTTTTCGGACTGTGTTGTTAAAACTGTCTTCTATTATTTGATTGAACATCAGTATTTGCCTTCACTGAAAGGATCTATGTCTGTAAAGTCAAATATATCAATTCCAGTCGATTGTAGTTGATCATTATCAACAACATTCAATCCTGTGTTTGGATCTTTCTGTGCCACTATATTAGAAACAGAAGAAGATCCTGTAAGGTAATATTCTGCACCAGAAACTGCACCTTTTATAGTTTGTGTTGCAGCATAGGAAATTGTTCCACTTATACCTGTTATATACAACTGACTCTGTGTAGTTCCCTTAATAAATTGCAAGGAAATTGCTGTTGAAGTTGCAGCACTAAGAGTTGCACCAACTCCAGTAACACCAAGAACTTGATATAGTGGCTCACCATCGAATATGGTATTTCCAGTGGATCCTGCTATTGGGTTGAGTGGTAGAATAGCAAGTATGGCATACGATTTTCTTAAATCTTCTACATTGTCTATATCCGAAATACCAGTATCGATATTTTCTCCTTCGTAGGTGAACAGTTCGACATTTAAAGTATATGTGGTCAATCCACCTAATTGATAAAATGGTGCCTCGTCTTCGACGAAGTTTATTTCAAACAAACTACCAGATAAAGGAAAATAAATTAAATCACCTTCTCTGGGCCTCTTTATTTCATTTCTATGAGATGTTATTTCATTTTCAAATCTAGTTCTAGAAACAGACAGAGTTGTTCTATCTGTAATTTGAATTCCAAATTTTGCAATTATATCTCTATTGCCTTGAAATTTATCAGTATCTAACATGTACATTTCAATAGGATAACCTTGTGTAAACTTAGATTCTGGATCTTCTCCAAACAAATTGTCTATAATTAAATAATCTCTGGGAATATATACTACATCTCTACCCATCGCTTTAATAGTCTCAATAGTCAGATCATTTATTAATCTCTGTTCTAGTTTAGAATCATAACTTTTAAAATATGGATTTGTTGCCATATCTTATCCTATAAAAAAGTCACTAGGCATTTCGTGAGTACTTATTAATTCTTGCTCAATTACTTGAATTTCTTGAACAGCTTCTCCATATATTTGTGCACCTTTGGTTGTAATACCGCCAGGAAGTTGAACTCCATCAAACTTTGACATGTTTGATCCCCATTGTTTTTTAATCAAAGCGGTTACGTATTTCTTCATCAACCGATCATCATATATTTCAGTATATACTTCAGGATTTAATGCAGCGTATGCTTCTATTATTAGATAATCTCCAGCAACTGTATCTGTCATAATCCCGTCTATATAAATTTTATTTGATACTTTATTGAATCTTATTGCCTTTTCGGGTGCAAAGAATTGTTCAATCATATTAATATATCGTTTGGTGCTATCGTAGGTGGCAAGTCCCGATCCACTCTGAGATCCCAACCCACGATTGATTCCGAAATAATCAGTCAGGGCCATTTGATATCTAACATCAAACATACCAATGTTTGCAAATCCGCCAAATCGAAACAGTTTAATTACACTAACAATAGTTGTACCGTCAGGACCATCTCCAGTAACTCCACTAGGATTTAATAACGTATCTGTACGTATAACTTTATTTGTGATTGTATCTGATGTGACTTCGTGTTTAAAATACACCTTTTCAACACCATCAAAATGTCGTTCTGCAAATAATTCTAAGGCATCATCGACTCTATCTAGGCATTGCTCGTAATCGACGTTTATTTCGATTACTGGATATCCTAGATTTCTCAATGCATATTTAATAATAGCATCTTTAGAATTAACGTTTCCCATATATTATCTCCTTATTTATTTATAAGGAAATTATTTTATGAATTAGGATACGTTTGGAGGTTCAGTGGGTAATTCTGGAATATCGTGCATAGAAACTTGTACTTGTTCCAGATCACTATAGTTTATGTTTTCCACATAATATCTTCTAGTTATAGGAGAAATTGCTTCTTCTGGACCAGATGGTTTATAATTAGTAAATCCAGGCATCTGTAATGGACAGTTTAGTTTTGGGTAGTCCAATTTAGTATATTCTTCGCCCTTTCCCATAAGCCATGTAAGGGGTTTATCTCCGCAACCACACCCACCACAGAAAAACTTTCCTTCTGTTTTACTTTTTCGTAAAAATTCACAAGGAGGTAATTGTCCACCTTTGTCTTTATTACCAAAACAACTCAACACCCTCAGTTGTTTCAGTGGTACATTTACCTTGTTATTGGATGCGCCTCTGGACGCAATTGCTGAAATAAAACTTTGCGCCATTTCTATCTTTTTAGATATACTTGATATTTCTTTTACTTCTCGATCTTTGAATTCTGGTTGTTTAGATTCCGATATTTGTGGTTTTGGAGACATCTTGGTGTAAATATCGGAAGGTAGAACACCATTTGTTTTTTGAATTTCAGGCACATCACTCATAGTAAATTCTTTCTTAGAAGGACAATTTTCACCAACACACGGACCATTACCTTTGTTTTTATTACATCCACACGCCATGATTTATTATAGTATATATATCAGTATTTGTCAATAATTATATATGATCATTTGGACACGTTACACCGTTAATATTTAGTGTTCCTGGTATAAAATACCCATTATAATCTAAGTAACATCTTTTATAATCGTACCCATAGTCTGATGGATCTATTAATGTGATTCCTTGACAACAAATTCCATTAACAAGTAATTCTTTATAATCTATAGAAGATGTTATTCTTGATCTGAATTCTATGGACATATTAACATTCCTTGAATTGACTTAGATACTCTGGTGTACCTATTATAGTTATACAATCAAAGTTACCTCCACCCAAATCTAGTCTAATATTTTTTGTAACTGAGTTCTCGGTTATATCTGGAATATCTTGAGTATTGATTGTTGGATTGAAATTTGTTATTGTACTACAATTAACATCAGCACAAGAAACTCCCGAAGTAAATACTCCACCCAAGACATCGCATTCTGGTTGTGATATATAAGAACAGTTTTCTGGAAGATTTATATGACAGCATGCTCCTAATGGGCCTGACGTACTTGGGACTGGTAGAGAAAAACATACCGATGCACAAGTTCCTCCTGTTGCAAAGACACCACCTCGGCTTACACACTCTGAGATTGTGTATCTTTTATTACACACACCAGAAATACAACAAGATCCTGTTGTACCTACAGCGTTTGTGCCACATGGATCGAAACATGTCACCCCACGACTAAACATTCTTCCTTTATATTTTTTGCACAAGTGTTCTGGTACTAATTGTTGTTTACCTTTTATACAACAATAGGTTAATCCGCTAGTGCATAATTGTAGTGGTTTGAAATTACTCACGTTTTTACCAAGACATGTACTATAGTCGGTACACTTAATTATTGTATCTGTACCCGAAATCGTTGTGGTGGTTTTAGCACCCATTATATTTATTGGCCAACGATTTAATTGTGAAACGAATACACCCAATTCAGCACTTGTCGGATATCCTCTTCCAAAAATATCAGCTCTCCAAGTAGCACCATAATCTAAAGAATGTACACCGATTATAGTAGTTCCTGGTGTTAAATAATTTTGTTTATTTCTGAAAAATATATTTTGTGGAAAATGCCAAACATCTTCGCTATCAAATATCAAAGTAGCAGATAATATAGTACCTGTTGCACCAGATACTCCTTGTATACCTGTAAATCCAGCAAATCCAATTGGAGTTTTTATATCAAAAACACCATAGTTACTTAAATTTAAATATTGTAGAGTAGTTGGATTTGAAGTGATTGTTAATATTTTTCTGTCAACAATTATTGAATTTGTGGATCCAGTTAGACCATTAATATATAAATAATGTCCAGAAGTTATACCAAAATTTGAATCAAAACTAAATCCTAATCCTATTATATTCGGATTTGTTGTTGTTATACCTGTTACACTTTTATAAGCTAAACCATTATCAGTAGAACTAGATGTAGATTGTCCACCAGTCGCATTTATATAAATGAAATTGGAATCAGATGTAACTGATATTTCCGCAGATGATGATATTATATCTTTAAAATTAAATATTGCTTGTTTTGTAATACCAGAAGTATCAAAAGATAATCCTTTACAAATATTAACTCCTAATGATGAACCCTGATATGATACTCCTTCGTAGGACAACAATAAAGATCCTCTAAATATTTCTGCTCCAGAAATTTCAGCAGACGTAGTACTAGTGTCGGTTAAATAACCAAGAATATAATTCAAAGTACAACCTAAACTATTAGTACTACTCGATATATTTAAATATTTTACATATATTCCATTTTGACCTGTGAATCCAGCTTGTGTTCCTCCGGCGTTTCCTGTTGATCCAGTTGGTCCTGTAGGACCATTAGGCCCAGTGGGTCCCGTATTTCCTCTAAATGAACTGGTATTGTATGAAATGAAACTAGAAGATATAGATGTCATGAGGTACATCCTTCTGAGCAATTTACTCCTGCACCTTTAAATGTTCCTTGTAGATCATCACATTCTAAAGCTGTTGTATTATAGCAATCATCAACGGTACAGCACGCACCAATAAAACTAGCACAAGTATCATATCCAACAAATACCAACTCATTTAATGTCGGTATATATCCTGTTTTTGTTGAATTTGTTTTTACATAATAGCACTTGCCACCAAAACAACATCGACCGTTTGTTGCATATTGATTTTCAAAATCAGAATTACTTAGGCTTGTACTTCTCTGTGTAAATGTAGTGGGTAATATACAACACAAACTAGAACTAATACAAGTATTACTGTCACACATACTAGTTCCAGTAACACCAAGAAATGCAGCACATTCGGATGGATGTGCATTTATACAAGTAAATCCATCTGTTTCTATATCGTACAAACAACAAGATTTAAATCCACATTTACTTGCTTCACATGATATTCCAGCAGAAAAAGTTGAACCACTAAAGGTATTACAATATTGTTGAGTAGAATACTCTATACATTTTCCAGAAGGAAGACAACACGATCCATAAGTTATTGCTGCAGCATATTGTGGACCAAAGGTATAACCATAATTTTCATTTGTTGATTGTCCAAATTCTAAAAATACTCCAGTGTTTGTTATAGACCCAGAAATTCCGTCTAGGTATAGTCCACCAGTGAATCCTCCCGTAGTCGAAGAAAGGTGCGTCAAAGGCCTTGCAAGGCTATATAAAATATTACAACCAGTCGCTGGTATTGCAGTTAATCCAATTAAAGTGTTTCGATAGTTGTCTCCAGTAATACCATAGTTTACTGTATTTGTTTCTACAAACACTGGAGGCCTATAAGTTAGAGTTCTATTCGTATTGTTCCAAACAGAAGTTGTTACTCCTGCTAATAGATTCGTATTATCTATATAAATCAATTGATTTGTTTGTATTGCCTGTGTAACCTGAGAGGCACTAACACCAGTTAAAGTAATAATGTTTGTGTCTGTGTATGTAATACCAGAGAATGTTAAATATCTAAAATTAGTTTCTGTATTTGGTACAGCTACTCCACCAGAAATACCATAAGTAATAGAATTTGCAGCGAATTCTGTTAGATTTTTTGTTTTTAATACAGAAAATCCATTAGTAGTTATTCCTTTTATAACATACTGTGTGGTATTACTATAGGTAGTGCCTGTAGGTCCTTTGATTGAACTATTTGATATTGAAAATAGCGTGTTTCCAGTTCCATATGTTATACCTAATGTCGTTCCTATAATTGCAATAGAAATTACACCAATGCCTGTTGCTCCTGTGAGTCCATCTCCTGTATTGCCAGTAGTGCCTGTTGATCCTGTTGGGCCTGTTATACCCGAAGTAGGCCCAGCAGGGCCAATAGGACCTATTCCTGTCTCAATATTGATAGAAGAACTTCCAAAATTGTATGGCATTATGTATTTATTCTCCACCACAATCTATTTTTGGAATTTTTTAGATTTAAACCATCACATCTTACTATTCTGATAGGACGTATCTGTTTGTCAATTAATCTGTCGTCTTTTTTGATTGTATTATGTGGAGTATTGAAATTTATAGACCAAGCGTATGAACCCTGACTTGCAGTTGATCCATTAAACATACCTTCTCCTGCTGTTGATCCACTGAAATTGAAAGATCCTGTAGAAGACCAATGTTCTCCCTGTAACGGCACTCCACCATTATTTATTATTGTATTATTTAGATTATTAGTCATACACTGATCTGCTAAAAACGATAATTCGTTTATACTTGGAATAAACCAAGAAGATATATTATCTGAAACTATAATTGTGTTTTTATTTAATTCTCGCAACGCTGCAACAGCTGAAGTATCATCCGATCCAAAAGCACTAGACGGTGAATATAAACTAGAATACAAATATGAATCATATGTGATACCAGTTTCATAAAATATTTCTGCATTTACCATTCGAATTGTATTGTGAAGTCCCCAGTCCGAAGACCATCTTCCGTTGAAATTTTGTTCAGTGTTTCTAAAACTTCTTTGTTCGGGTGTATCTTGTTCTTCTCTTTTTTCAGAACATCCTGATGTGGAATTATAAGAAATAATATTTCTATTTACAACATCAGATAATTGTGTGTTGTATATATATCCTTCTTTTTTTAGATTAATTTGTTGTGTTTCTGTTTCTATTATTTTACCACTCGGACTAATAAGAGGACCGTAAGCCATACCTCCGTTATTCCATGTAAAATTATAATTATCATTATAAGACAAGGGAGTTAAAGACATTAATATGATATACGAATCTGTAGCATCACATGTGGATGTTTCATTGACATTTCCATAACCATTGTAATCATAAGAAGATAAGTATGGTACGCAAAAAGTTTCACCTCCGTCCACTAAAGAGTCAAAGTCACTATTTCCGGCAAAAATAGGATTTCCTGCACATACTGTTTCATATGGTTTATATACTCCCACAACCATACTGTTTTCTACAATATCGCCTACATTTAGTACATATCCAGGCAAGGAAGAAAAACAGGGCAACAGAATGGACTCGATATTAAATTCATAACAAAGTTTGGATGCACCAATATATAATTTACCAGAATTTATACAATCTGTTCCTAATATTTCGTTTATACATGTAATGCCAGGTTCACAACATCCTCCTGTACCAGAAATACAAATATTTCTATCACCCTCTAGACATATAGTTCCGATACCTTGAAAAAAATGATTAGTACTTTGACAATCTTTTTCGGTGGTTTCTCTACATTTTCCTTGTCCATTACAACAAGCTCCTATAGTCTTGATTGAATTGTTACAAGAAAAATCTTCACATGAAGTTTTATCTTTTGTAAATGGGTTCCATGAAAAATCAAAGTTAAACGAATTAGCTATTGCATAACACCCACAAAACGTGGAGGTCTGACAAGGTATTTGTGTTTTATTTTCTCTATCGGTTAAACAACATGCACCTTTAGTGGAAATTATAGATCCACAGGTGAATCCAGCATAAAATGTTCCATTTTTACAAGAATATGCATTAGAAGCTATACAAGTACATCCTGAAATACCAGGATCAAACGAAAACGTCATACAGGCACCAGTAATTTCTTTCAATGCAGAAATACGAGAATCTGGAAACTGTGTCGGGACGGCAAAGTCGCCTTCTGTTATAACTGGTTTTGGTGCTGCCATATAATATATATACTCACCGTTGGAATGAGATTATATGTAGAATTATCCGCCGCCAGTCGGACCACGATTAGGAGTTATCGATGTTATAGTCATAGCTCCAAGATACTCATAAGCATTTGATAAAGTACCTGTTCCTCCAGCAGTACGAACAGAAATATTGACCAGTCCTGTTGATAAAGACCCGGGACTAACGGCTATCAAGGTAACTCCTGTAGTATTTGATGTAGTACTAGTTGCCAGAGTGATACCAAATAATACATATTGTGGATTTGATAATTTACTTCCACTAATAGTTACTGTTGTGCCACCAGATGTTGTTCCTGCTACAGGATCAATAGCAGAAATACCTGGCAATCCAACATAAGTAAAACTAACACCTGATGCTGTTCCGCCGGCAGTAATTACTACAATAGATTTAACTCCCTCTGTGGTAGAAGGAGGAGAAAGTAAAGTAACACCTGACGTGTTGATCGATTCTAATGTTGCACCTGTTGTACCTGACATAGTAACGTTACTAGTGGTTGACAGGTTTGTTCCAATAATACGCAACTGAGTTCCTCCACCCAATGGTCCACTTGAACCTGTAGGTGAGGTATTAGTTAGTGTTGGTAGAGGAATATAGGTATAAGTAAGATTAGAAGCAGTTCCTGTAGGAGTATTTAAGTTAACAGTAACTGCTCCACCGGCTGCTGTAATAAATACAGGGGTTGCCACAGTCACTGATGTGGTACTTGTAATGACTCCACCCGTCGATGCTGTTATACCAAATGCAACAGGTAGGGTTGATCCTGGGAATGTTGTACCAGATCTATCATAAAAATTAGTTCCAGTAATAACTACTGAGGTACCACCTGCAACTGGGCCCATAGTAGGACCGAGAGAAGTAGTAGTTGGCATACCCATATAGGTGTATCCTTTCGACCCTGTACCAATTATAGTTGCTCCGTATGCAGAGGTAATACCTATTGATACAGTACCCTCACCTGCTGGTGGTGTGCAGGTAAATGATGTTCCATCAGCATTTAGACTGATACTGACCGCTATACTACCAAAGAAGCATTGTGTTGCCCCAGTAAAACCAGTTCCAACTACAGTAACTAATGCCATATATTATTTCCTTCTAATATATATTAAATTCTGTAATTTAACTACCACCAGTTGGTCCTCGGTTGGGTACTACGGAGGTTAGAGTCATAGAAGTATAAGTAAAGGTCAAGCCACCTGCAGTTCCTCCAGTAGTATATACTATTACAGACTGAGAACCTGATGTGCCCGCAAGAGTCGTTGCGGCTGTTGTAAATCCAGCACTATTGTTTACACAAGAGTGAGTTATACCCCCGATGGTAAGAGTAGATCCTTGTAGGTTTTGACCATTTATTATAATATTAGTTCCACCCAAGACAGAACCTATACTAGGATTAATACTTGTAAGGAAAGGTGTAGGAAGAACACAAGATCTATCGTCTATGAATGGAAGGTATGGTGGTTGCGAATAGTCATCATTTGTAGGCTGTCGTATGTAATCTCCAGTACTCAACTTCAGAGAATCTAGTGTAGATACCGTAGCATATGCTATATGATTAGTATTCTCAACAATAACGTTAATAACATCTAACTGATTTGTTAATTTTGGAGCTATACCAAGAGGAAATAATATTGGCAATGACTCAATACTATAGATATCAATAATATTAAACGTAGTGTCTATTCCATTGGTGATTCCAATTGGAATGATTAGAGTTATAGCAGTAATAGTATTGGGCGGTAATGATAAGGTTGATATACTAATACTTTGAGTACACAGAGTACAAGAATCTGTTCTAGGTTTTAATTGAAAATTTCGATATGGACCACTAATTTCAATATTCCAGTCTATTACATCAGAATCAACCACTTTAGCACTGTTTATATGTGTAATACCTTCATAATAACCACGAATTGGCAAAATTGTTTGATTTAGTGATGCTTGATGAAACGTCGAGGTAATACCACGTATTATATTTCCAGAACCTCCTCCTATGATTTGGCCAACAGATCCAGTAAATATATCTCCAGAATTAATAAATTTTATATTAATATTGTCATCGTTATCACCGTAACTTAATGTTATTCCTGTTGAAGTAGTACTTAAATTTTTTAAAGTTAACACACTTCCACTGGTTACAATACCATCAGTATTTGCTACTATATTTTGATTTTGTACTGTTCCAGATACTATAGAGTTTGTTAATCCGGTTGCACCTTTCATAAGTACCTGATAAAAACCTGTCGGACCTATAGGAAGGGCAACTAATGCTTCGCTATTCGTCCATTGAAACGAAATACCATCCGCCACTAACGATACTAATATTATATTAGATCCAGTTGGACCCGTGGTAGGAGATCCAGTTGCACCACGCGGCCCTGGTGGTCCAGTGGGCCCAGTTGGTCCAGTTGGCCCCGTTGGACCAGTCGGACCAATAGTCAGAGAAAATGGAGCGAAAAAACTGGACATTATTTATTAATTATTTCTATATCCAATATAATTTACTACTATTCCTGTGAATGTAATACCAGAAAGACTATGAGGAGCTACTGTATAAAGTGGTTTAACAATAGTACCAGATAGAGTTGGACCACTATTTTGTATTGCTCCTGCTGTTGTTCCAGATAAGAAATATATATCGTTTCCACCAGAACCACCATCTCCTATATTGTAGATTTCTGTGGTTGGAAGTTTAATCGATCCCTGTATAACAACTGTTGCAGTTAATCCTGTTATGCTTTCTACTATGCCAAATACTTCTGCTTTAGCATAGTCGTTTGCAATACTCTTATTCCAAGTTGCACCAGCCACATTATAATATACTGGATTTCCTGCACTTACTCCACCGCCATATATTTCTGCAATAGATCTTGCAGAAGATGTAATACTTGTAGTTGCAACTGGTATAAGTATTCCAGGTGAATTTATCACCAAACCCATAGGATTAGTAGTGGTGCCAAATGTATATAATACTGGCTTGATAACAGTATTCTCTGTAGTGGGTACTGTAGTTGTATAGGTACCACCAGCATTTAAATAATGCAACGAGTGTTGTGTTAGTCCTGCTATACTTCCAGTTAATCCAATTATCCCTGCAGTAGAAATTTTCCAAGAAGAAGATCCATTGACTGCACTTATAATTCCAATCATTCTATTTGAGGTACTCAAGGTAGAGTTATTGCAAGAAGTCCATCCATAAGTGTCTCCCGCTATAAGAACAGAACCAACGATCCCACCTAATGTAAGGCCAGATGGTAACGATCCAGTGACAGTAATAGCAGTATTATTAATAGAAAGATCTGTGGATAAAGAAGATAAATCCACAGACAGGGTTATACCACCAGTACTTCCTATTGAAGACAAAGTTATACCAGTACCAGCGACAATATAACCTATATCTAGTATATTCAATCTAGTAATCATTTCATTATTTTTATTAAATAAATCACTAAATGTACTGGAAGCTGTCAACCCAGTTATATCTGTAAATGGCATATACTATTCTCCTCGTTTAAGTAAATTGTTCAAATAATTGAAAGTTATTCCAGTTTTTAATAATACTGATCTTTGATTCGTATCTATTTTACTAGCAGTATCACCATGGAATTGAGCTTCTGTTATATTTATATAGTACCTGTCCGCACCATTTATTATCGATCCAGGATATCCTCCAGAATTGTCTGTTAAATCTGAAGTTGTACCATAAACATATCCATACGTTATACCTACACCATAATATCCTGCAGTTATTGCTTTGATGTATAATTCTGAATTATTGTATATCCAGAATTTTAGACCACTTCTGTCATCGACCAGATACCAATCTTTATTGAAGGTTATTCCGTTTGCTGATACACGTACTCCTCCTGCGGGATCTACTGGTACTGCTCCAACCCAAGAAGGTCCTCGTATCGCATCTCCATTTCCACCTGAGGTAAATCCTGTTCCTCCAATAAATAACCAATTTTTAAACATTATATTATAGAGTGTTGTATTTTTATAAAACGTTTCTTGCACTTCATTTAATTCAGATGCCTGCAAAGCAGACCCAGGAGTAAACGCAACAAGTACATAATTTTTTGCTGCAAATGTACTATTAAACTCGTTTGTATATACTCTACTATTATAAGGAAACGCTTTTAAAGGAGAATTGATAAATGGATTTTTCATATTATGGTCTTATAAAGTTAAATTTATATTTCTGATCGAGTATTGTAGAAGCGTTTACCGTATCTGGATCAAAACATTTCACACCCGTTATGTTTGGTGGTAAATTATTATCGATTTGATTTATGAGTAAAGTATAGGCATTACAATTAATAGATTCTAATTTAGGATTTAGTTCTCCACTAATAAGAGTTACCACCTCTGTAGCAAAACTAGATTTTAAATCAAATATACTAGAAATATCAGATATATTTGATACTTGTGAAGGTATTATCAGAGAAATAGCATTTGCAAGATTTTGTCCAGTAGTACCAGCTAAACCTGTAATAGTAGCAGTTGTGTCGGAGTCATACCCAGCTCCTCCATTTGTTATTTCAATACCAGAAATATCTCCAGTAGATCCAACAATATTGCTATAAATTAATTCTACTGTTGCACCTGACCCAGATCCTACTATATTAACTACAAGATTTGTAGGAACACCAGTATACAAGTAGTCAGGATCTATGTTTACAGAAAAAATACATCCAGCACTAAATCCACTATTTAAGTTATTTTTATAAGCTGACACACTAAAATCTGTAGTTGAAACATATGTGTCTAGAATATTATTCAGTTTTTCTTTATTAGTTATTATTGGAATATCTGATATATCTGGGACAATAGAAAATTTTGCAGAGATTGTGTCGCTAGATAAAGCGTTAGCAATTTTATTACACAAAACACAATCTGTTTCTATTGATCCAATTAATTTACCAACAGATCCGTTACTTAGATATAAAGAACAATCTCCTACTTTTCCAATAGTTTCTGTGGTACAAAACAAATGAACTTCATTTGTTTTAATAATATCGAGTATTTTATCGTATGATGGTATTTTTATATAATTTCCTGTGTTGTCAGGAGATATTTGAAATAGTGGAACCCACTGATGTCCGTCTGGTAATCTTCCAGAAGATAGAGATGGAGGATAATTTGAAACATTTGATTGATTTTTTAAATTTTTAATATTATTAGAAGAGCAAACATAGACATATCCATTATATTTAACTATAGACTTGCTGCCTTCTGCTAATTGATTACCAAAAGAAGAATACAGAGTTCCTTTAAGCCAATCGTCTATAAGAATAGCCGGATGTACGTCTGTTAATTCTTTTAAAAATCTCGGGAGTTTGACTATTTCCGAAGAAGGAAAAGAACTTCTAGAACAATCCCAAGGATTTAACTCTATTGCTAATAGTGTATATGGTATTATTGGTTTTTTCATGGTCATGGACAAGTTTTTGTATTTGGATTTGTA